GGCTATTGGAGTTGACAAATAACATCATGGCTGCTAAACTATATACAAGCGAGATTTTTATGCGTAAGCGTTATGTTATGGATAAAAAAACTCCAGAAGAGATTGCAAAGGAGTGCGGTGTAAGCGTGGAAACAATCTATGTATATCTTGCTAAATTTGGATTAAGGAAATCAAAGCGATGAAGAATGTCAAAAAAATAGTATTTGCGCTGGCTATTGCAAGTGCAGTTGGAATAACTTATGTAATAAATTCATTTAAAAATTTTCCAGACATATTTGATTTAAGCGAAGAGAATGAAGAGGATGACAATGAGTTCTGAAACACAGTTTACTATTGCTCAGGTCTGTGATGAAATTAAAGAAATGCTAATTGCAAAAAATAAATCATATGGCGATTCTGCTTTGAATCCTGTTAGAATCTTTTCTACATCAGACAGCGTTGAGCAACTACATGTTCGTATTGATGACAAGTTGTCTAGAATAACTAGGGGCGGATCTTATATCGGCGACAATGATATAGACGACCTTATTGGATACTTGATATTGCTAAAAATAGCAAGGGAATTAAAAGATGTCAACTGAAGATGATTTAGTTAAGCACCTTGATCAGGTTAATCAAGTTGTAGAAGAATACCTAAAAGGTAATGATCCAACTGCAATTTCAAAGCAACTTGCCATACCAAGACAAAAGGTTGTAACACTTATAAATGAGTGGAAGGTCATGGCTTCTGCAAATGATGCCATTCGTGCTCGTGCTAAAGAAGCATTGGCTGCTGCTGACACACATTACAGTAAACTAGTTTCTAGAACATATGAAGTTATTGATGAAGCATCAATGACAAACAATCTTAGCGCAAAGACTGCAGCAATTAAACTAGTAATGGATATTGAATCAAAAAGAATTGATATGCTACAGAAGGCTGGCTTATTAGAAAATAAAGAGTTAGCAGAAGAAATGATCCAGATAGAAAAAAGACAAGAAATTTTGATGGCAATTCTTCGTGATATAGCATCAGAGCATCCAGAGATTCGTGATGAAATTATGCGTAGACTTTCTGAAATTGCTAAGAAAGATGAAGTGATTACAATTGTCCACAATGTTTGATGATTTTTTAGAGGCTCTAAAAGATAACCATTTTGAAGAGACTCCAGTAGATGCAAAAACATTTGTAGAGTCTGTAGACTACCTTGGGCAACCACCTCTGTCTGAAATACAATATAGCATTGTTGAAGCGATGAGTCAGATATATCGCAAAGAAGATCTACAGCAAATAATGGGTGAAGAAGAAGGCGCAAAGTATTATGAAAAATATACTAAGAACGAAATTATCCTCCAACTTGGAAAGGGTAGTGGTAAAGATTTTACTTCTACTGTTGCTTGTGCTTACATTGTGTATAAGTTATTATGCCTTAAGGATCCAGCCAGATATTTTGGCAAACCCTCTGGAGATGCCATAGACTTGATCAATGTTGCTATTAACGCACAACAAGCAAAGAATGTTTTCTTTAAAGGATTTAAAACAAAGATTGAGAAGTCTCCTTGGTTTGCTGGTAAGTATGAAGCAAAGGTAGATTCTATAGGATTTGATAAGTCTATTACAGTTTATTCTGGACACTCTGAGCGTGAGTCTCATGAGGGACTAAATCTATTGCTTGCAGTTCTTGATGAGATTTCTGGTTTTGCATCTGAGGTTGGTACTGGAAACGAACAAGGAAAAACCGCTGATAACATCTATAAAGCGTTTCGTGGATCAGTAGATTCTCGTTTCCCAGACTTAGGCAAAGTTGTTTTGCTTTCTTTCCCTAGATATCCAGGAGACTTTATTTCAGAAAGATATGAGTCTGTAATTGCAGAAAAAGAAGTAATAGAAAGAACTCATGAGTTTATTATTAACCCACTTCTTCCAGACACAGAAGCAGATAATAGGTTTGACATAGTTTGGGAAGAAGATCAAATTATTTCATATAAGTACCCTGGAGTATTTGCACTAAAGAGGCCTACATGGGAAGTTAACCCTACTCGTAAAATAGATGATTTTAAGATTGCATTTATGACAGACCTTGGAGATGCTATGATGCGATTTGCATGTGTTCCAACATTTGCGTCAGATGCATTTTTTAAGCAGGCAGAAAAAGTAAGAGCATGTATGACATTAAGAAACCCAGTAGATACATTTAAAAGGTTTGATGAATCATTTAAGCCAGACCCAACTAAGAAATATTATGTACACGCTGACCTTGCACAGAAGCACGATAAGTGTGCGGTAGCAATTGCACATGTAGAAAAATGGGTAAACATTCAAGTAATCAATAACTATGAGCAGGTAGCACCAATTGTAGTAGTGGATGCAGTAGCATGGTGGGAGCCAAAGGTTGAAGGGCCAGTAAATTTATCTGAAGTAAAGCAGTGGATTCAGAACCTTAGAAGGATTGGTTTTGATATTGGCATGGTGTCTTTTGACCGTTGGCAATCGTTTGATATTCAAAATGAATTAAAGCAAGTAGGAATGAAAACTGATACTGTTTCTGTTGCTAAAAAACATTATGAAGATATGGCAATGCTTGTGTATGAGGAAAGACTTGCTATGCCAGCAATCGAACTCTTGTTTGAAGAGTTGACCCAATTAAAAATAATGAAAAATGATAGAGTTGATCATCCTAGGAAGAAGTCTAAAGACTTGGCAGATGCTGTGTGTGGTGCTATTTTTGGAGCAATTTCACACACTCCTAAAAATATAGACTCTGAAGTAGAGGTTCATACTTTTAGAGATAGGCCAAAGCAACTTGACGAACTTCCTGAGAACGTGATACAATATAAACCTAGTCAAATAGAAGAGATCAAAGACTATTTGGATAGACTAAAAACAATATAACCAAATGAATAATAAAAGGAGAAAAATGAATTCATTTAAGAAGATTGCTCTCGCCGTGGTTGCAGCCATGACATTGAGCACACTCGTAGTGACACCTGCAAGTGCCAATACCGTTTCTGTAGACGTAACAACAGAAATTTCTGGCGCAGGTACTGCAGCCTCACCATTCACAGTTAAGGTTCCATCTGACAACGTAGTAAGCGTTGCAGACACTTCAACTGCAACAAACAACGAAGCACTTCTAATCACTGCTACAGTAGTTTCTGGTACACCAGTAACATTCACTGCAGTTGGTGCTGGAACACGCCTCGTATCTGCAATTGGTTCAACAGTTAATGCATCTGCTGGATCTTCATCAATTACAGTTACACCTGCTTCAACAACAGCAACTGTATATGCATACACAACTACTACTGCTGCATCTGCTGTTACAGTTTCTGTAACTGGTGCAAGCACAACAATTTATCTTAAGGGTGTTGCAGGTCCTGCATATGATCTTAAGATGTCAATCCCTGCTTCAGGAAATATTTCTGGCAAGGTAACTGCAACTCTTGATGTTGCCGATATTTTCGGTAACGCTGTTGCTGATACAGTAACTGTAACCACTCTTGGTGGTGCAACCGCTGGAACTGTAACTGCTGATGCTCTTGTAACTGGTCGTTACACATCAGAGATTTCACTTCCTGCTGCTGCTGGAACCGTTGCCGTCGGTGCATCTATTGCTGCTCCAACATCTGTTCCAACAATTAAGTTGGCAACAACTTCACAAACTGCAATCGTAACAGTATCTGATCTTGCAACTGCACTCGCTGCTGCTAACGCTGCACTTGCTGCAGAAAAGGCTGGTCGTGCTGCTGACGCTGTTGCTGCTGCAACCGCTGCTGCAACCGCTAAGGCTACTGCAGATGCTGCTGCAATCACTGCTGCTGCTGAAATTGCTAAGTTAAAGGCTGAAGCCGTAACCGCTAAGGTTGCTGCAGACAAGGCTCTTGCTGATGCACAGGCTGCTGCTAAGGCTGAACTTGACAAGGTCAAGGCAGACAATGCTAAGGCTATTGCTGACCTAAAGGCTGCTTTCAACAAGTTGGCTCGTCAATGGAATGCAAAGAATCCAAAGGCAAAGGTTGCTCTTGTAAAGTAATCTAATACTTAAGATTAGGGCGGGATGCTTATGCTCCCGCTCTTTTCTTATGTGGTAAAATAGACACATGTTTGACATAATAAAAGAAGCAAAAGAAAATAGACATGAGGTTATATTTGAAAACTATCAAACCCCAGAAATAAGTTGGGATGATATGATCAATTATATATATAAAGAGTCAACTGCTGTTAATCATGATTTACAAAAAAAGGTAAAAGA